GCCGGGCCGAATGTCGATATCGTTATGCGCTCAGAGTTTGATACAGGTCTTCCGGCGGAATCCACCGATGCCATTCTCTGTGGTCAATGTCTGGAACATTGCCGAGATCCATTCCGACTTATAAGCGAGGCCGTGAGGATTGTAAAGCGCGGAGGGATGCTGCTCATCACCGCCCCTTTCATATGGGCCGAACATCGACATCCACTCGATTGTTGGAGATTCTTGCCGGATGGAATGCGGGTGCTTCTTGAACAAGCCGGGGCGGAATGCATAGAAGCCTATATCGTGAAAGATGACCAGAAAGGGAGCCTGACCGATGGTCAGATCAATGGGACGGATTGCTGGGGCATAGGAAGAAAAAAATGGACATCCTGAAATTCGAAAAGTTATTAACGCTGAACGTCCCCGGCGTACAGTTAGCTCAATCTTCGATGGAATGGCGCTATTTCCTAGAATTCACGGATTCCTATTTCAAAACACGAAATATATCAAATCCGGTCATTGTCGAAATCGGCGTCTTCCTCAATGCCCAGAAGCCATTTTATAAAGAACTTCTCGGCGCCGAACATATCGGCATTGATATCTCTGCTGATTCCTATCCCGACATCCTGGGTGATTCGCATAATCCCGAAACGGTTGGAAAACTCAAGGTCCGACTTGCGGGACGTCCGATTGACCTGCTTTTTATAGATGGTGATCATACTTACAATTCGGTTAAACAAGACTATGAACTTTATGGGCCGCTGGTGAAACATCTCATTGCCCTTCACGATATTTTTTTAGTCCGTTGGCATGATGATCCAAGCGACGTTATTTATTTCTGGGAAAAATTGATTGAGATGGAAAAGCAAAGTACCATATTGACCTTTAAACAATATAAGCCAATTGCGGGATGTCCGGATCAAATGGGAATCGGACTTATCATTAAAGAGGCTATATGAAAATTACGATAATCTCCCGATGGTTCAATGAGGAGATGCTCGCTCCATTTTTCCTGAGCCACTATGCCTTCGCCGATGAGATCATCATTTTATTGGATGAGGCGACAACCGATGCGACGGCGGAAATCATTTCTCAGTATCCGAACGCCAAGATCAGAAATTATAGACTTCCCGGAAAAATCAATTACGGATTCACCACGAGGATAGTCGGCCAGGCCGCCGCCATGGTCGACGGCGATTGGATCATGGCTCCTGACACGGACGAATTTATATTCCCGACCGGGGGCGGCGATGTACGGGAGGCCTTGAAGCTTGCTGATGGCAATTTAATCTACGCCAATTTGTGGCAGGTTTATCGCCACGCGACAGAGAAAGACTTGGATTCCTCTTGGCCGGTTATTTGGCAGAGGAGGCACGGCGACCCAAATAGAACGATAGGATGGAACAGTATATATAGAAAACCGATCATCACAAAATCAGGTTTAGACATTAATTGGTGGCCGGGTTTTCATCGATTTTACACAAATCCGAAGATTCAAATTTCGCGTACGGTATTTGATGGAGTGCATTGGATCATGGCTGATGTTGATTTGGCCATAGCCCGGCGGATGAGAGGGCGGCGGGAATTACAAAGCGATGAAAACCTGCGCTATAAATGGGGTTTCCAGAACTTTGACATTACCGAAGAAAAGATTAGAATCGAATGCGAGAGACATTTGAATGACCCGCAGTTATTCTAAGAAAAAATAAAATGGCCTTTAATCTGCCGAAAGTTATTTTTAAAATTCCCTGGTGGTGGAATGATTTTATTGCCAAATTGAAGGCGGGAAAGATTTATGAGAAAGGCGACAAGGGCGACAAAGGCGATCCGGGCTTACCCGGAGATATTATATCGAACCCGCCGTCGGGCTGCAGGAAAGTAAAAAATCTTTATGTAAATCAAGCCGGGAAGGCAATCGTCGAATATGACGATACCCCGGTTTAGGAGGACGATATGGCGATTCAAATTATGATCCTGGATCCGGCCGCACAAAGCTACACGGACAACGAGATCGTCGGGAAGGTCAACGCGGCCACGGCGAACATCACGCGGAACGGATCGGTCGAGGCGACCGCTCGTCCGATTGCCGATTCCGAGGTCGTAGCCGCGAAGCTGGCGGCCGGAGCAATTAAGACAAAGCTCGCCGCTGAAACGGACGGCAATAAACTCACGGCAAGTGAACTCGCCGCCGCCGCCGCTGTTGCAGCTACACAAATCGCTGCAGGCCAAGCGAAGGCCAGCCTCGATGCCATGGCCGACACGGCGCGAGGCTATATCAAGACCGATCCTACATCCGGTCAATTCAAGGTTATCTCGATTGAAAGAAGGGCGGACGGCAAGCAAGAGGCGAAATACGACGACGTGCCGGTCTGAGAATGGCGAATCAGATTGAGCCCATCGGCCATGCCGCGCTTGTAAGCGGAGGGCAGACTGCCCTGCATTCCCACGCCGGAGGCGGAGGCGCGACGCAAGACTTTTCTTTTTACCGGAAGTACGGGGTGACGAACTTCGAGGCTTGGTACACGTCGCCGAGAGCGGGGACGGCGCTGGCGGGGACGGCGCTGGTGGCTGGCCGAATTTATGCGATGCCTTTTATTTGCCCGAAGGCAATCACGCTCGATCAAATCGGGGTCTATGTTTCGACCTTGAGCACAACGACTGCCCGGCTGGGAATCTATACGGATAACGGAAATTGCTATCCGGGAAACCTGTTGCTCGATGCAGGGACGATCGACGTGACTTCGACGGGAGCGAAGAAGATCGCAATCAACCAGGCCCTGGCGGCGAATACCCTTTATTGGCTGGTCATTGTTTGCGCGGCGACGCCCGCGATTTATTGCATCCCGGTAGCGGCGGTTATAAATATCCTGGGTCACCCGGCTGCCCTGGGAACGGCTCAGCATCACGGCCTTTATGCCACGCTCACCTATGGGGTTTTACCGGCTACTTTCCCGACTGCCGGATTGACGATGATCACGGCTGCTCCGATCCCGGCAATATTCGTGAGGCTTTCAGCTTAGGAGGAAGTTATGAGTATCGGATGGTTTGACGACATCGCAGAAGCGGACGATTATTTTTTAAATGAACGGCTCGAGACAGAAGCCTGGGATGACCTGGGACCCCTGGCCTCGGCGGATCTTTATAAAATCAAGGCACTGATGCATGCTTACAACCGGATTTATTATGATCCGAGATGGGACCTGCCGATATACGCCAACGCAACGGCGGCAGAACTCGTTATCCTCAAAAAGGCGAACGCCGAGATGGCTTATTATCTGGCCGTCCACGTTTGGCAAGGTGACGAAGACCGGCGAAAAGGGATCCAGGCCCAGGGCGTTATCCGGGCCGGGATCGTCCAGGAGGCCTACCTCGAGGCGATGATGCTCGAGGTCCCGATCCCGGCACCGGTTATAGCACTTTTGGAAGCCTGGTCGGCAGGCCACGCCGTCTACCCATTCAATTTGGAAAGACGGGAGGCCGGGGATATCACCGACAAAATCCCGAAGGATTTTGACCCTTTCAATATTTTTGATTCAGACGATTATTAAACGATGGCTTATCAACCGGATTGGAAAACGAACACGGCCACGGAGGAGCTGGTCCGGATCTACCGATCGGCCAAAAATAAGATCATTTCGGATTTGACAGCCGTCGATGTTTCGGATTATAAAGAAACAGAAGCAATGAAGGCGATGACCAAAATCCACGGTGCCCTGGCCGAGTTGAACGGGAAGGCCCGGCGCTGGGCTGTTATCCAGATCCCGAGAAGCTACGAATACGGGAAAGGCCGAACCCGGGTCCAGCTCGAGATTTTGGGGGCCCGGCGGTCAAAGCGATTTGACCGGCAAACGCACGACCGATCGAAAACGGAATATTTCGATCTGGTCATGAAGGATCTTAACCGGGCAAATGCGACGATCAAGCGGACGGCCGATACGATCATCCATCTGGCCAGGACCGCCTCGATGACGATCGACCTGCTCCCGGAAACGGCGCCCATGCAGGCTTACGATGATGAAGCCTACCTTCAGGATGTTTTTGGAAATTGGGCGACAAAGGGGGTCCAGGAGGGATATACCCGGAGATGGCTTTCCAAATTAGTCAAAGGACGGCTTTTGGAAAATATGGAAGGCGGTCAGTTTATCGTGGTCAACGGCCGACATTTTACTTTGGATTATTACGCGGAGCTGGTCGCCCGGACCCGGATGCGGGAAGCGCAGAGCGAAGCCACCAAAAACATGAGCCGGGAATACGACAACGATCTGGTCCAGATGAGCCGCCATTCCAACCCTTGCAATCTGGTCTGCCGGCCGCTTGAGGACCAAATATATTCGATTTCCGGAACCGATCTGGAATACCCGGCTTTGACCGAAGAAACGACCCCGCCCCTTCACCCAAATTGTGAACATTCGATAAGCCCGACTTCGAGAACGGCGATGAGGATCGCGGAGAAATACGCATGATCGGCGCTTACACGACAAGAAAAATCATTTTTGAGAAAGACACCGTGGACAAATGGGGCCGGGTTTTGAGCACAGCCTCGATCTTGGCCAAGGCCCGGGTTATCCGAAAGCGCCGGAGAATCGTCGATTTTAAGGGCGATGAGGTTATTTCCGAATTTTCGCTTTTGATTAAGCGCTTGGACCAGCCCGGAATGACGATCGACATAACCACCCGGGCCGTGATCGAACTCCAGGCTTGGCCGATCCGGGCCATTCGACAGCCGGAGGATTTTTCCTGGGGATTTTATGAGGTTTATCTCTGATGGGAAGCTTTACGCTCGATCTGAAAGAATTTGACAGGCGTTTTGATGAATTGAATAAGACCACCATCCCCGGGGCGGGCAGGCGGGGAGCCTTCAAAGCTGCCAGCCAGCTCCTCCTGGATGCGGACAATATCGAACCCAAGACACCCCTAAAGGAAGGGATGCTGAAGGGCTCAAAGACGATCGAGATCGAAGCCCAGGAGGACGGAGGGGCGGAGATCCGGGCCGGATTTAATATCGAATACGCAAGCTATGTCCATGAGATGATCCCCTCCGAAGCCTATGGAGAAAAGCAAATCAATTGGAGCGAGCCCGGATCCGGACCCAAATACCTGGAGAGCAAATTGACGACGTTCAAGGACAAATATTTAGAAATCATGGCAGCCTCGATCCGGGAGGAGGGGGGAGGATAATGCTCCAGGACGCCGCCCTTTTCATTTTGAGCCAGACCGGGCTGCCATGGATCCACGGGGAGAACTTTTTCGTCGGGGCCCTTCCCATTAAGAACATTTTAGGGATCCCGACGCCGGAGCGAGTAATGGTTATTTTAGGCCGGGTGCCCGCTGCGCTGGTCGGCGAGCTCCCGGATTTCCGAGCAAAGCCGATCCAAGTATGGAATCGGAATACAACCTACCTGACGGCACAGGCAGACGCCGAGCAGATTTTTTCCGTTCTCCACGGGGCGTCGGGACATCACCTGCCGTATTTTCATTCAGGCTCTCTTTATTATGTCTGGACGATCGACGCGATTGGAGATCCGGCTCCGATCTTTAACCCGGACGAGAAAAGGCTTTTTGAGTTTTCGACAAATTATCTATTCAGGGCTTCGATACCTTAACGGACGAAGCAAGGAGAAAAGAAGATGCCTAAATTACCCTTTGGGGACATCGGCCCCTGCGAGATCGAATATGATTACGGCGGGTCCCCGATCACCTTGGCGCCGTTCCTGGGCAAAGTCTCGCTGAAGCAGACGGACACGATCTATGGCGTTCAAGAAGAAGCTTTCGGGGACGCGGATGTCGACGGCGTTATGGGCGGACCCAAAGTCGAACTCGACGTACCGATGACCAGAAGTACCTTATTCCAGCTCGAGCTGGTACTTCATGGAGTTTTAACTCCGCCCGTTTTGACGATGAGGGGGATGGTCGGCTGCGACATGTATGCCCACGCGAAAGCGATGGCGATCAAGCCGGTTTGCGATAACGTCGCGAGCATTATCCCGGCCGAATGGATCATCCTTTATAAAACCTACCCCTTCAGAAAATGGACGCTGGATTTTGACCGATCGACCCAGCGCGTCTTTTTGATCGGTTTCAAAGTTTTCATTTCACAGGAAATTGGTACCTACGGGGACTTCGGGACTTTTGGAACTGTTGTTTGATCATGACGGAAAACAGAATCAGCGTCAGCACGGCCAAGACCCTGCACAACCCGGTCGAGGTCGAAATTAACGGGACCATTTATGGGGTCCGGATTAACAAGCCGGTTTTTGAGCAGATCGCCAAAATCGAAAAAAAGATCAAAGAAGTCCGCTCGATAGCGGATACCGAGCCCGCCTTTGAATCAATTTTCATCCTCTACGACGAAGTAGAATTGATGACGGGGGCGCCCCGGGCCGAAGTCGAGATGATCGACTTTCAGGATCTGCGGGCGATCGTAGAATTCGTAATGTCGAAATATTACGGAAGGGCGGCGATACTCCCACCGGCGCCCGACGCTGAACCAAAACCGGAGGCGAAGCCGGTAAGTCCGGAGCAAGCGGAAAAAAATGGGTTAGAGGCTGGGGCGAATCCTACGCCTTGATAGCCGGGGTTTTTCCCGGCCTCTTCCATTACAGAGAGCTGCTGAACCTGGATTATCGGGATTTTAAATTTTGGCTCCGAGAGGCCAAAAAGAAGCGCCTCCGGGACCGCCTTGATCGAATTTATGAAACGGGGATCGGCATGACCGGAGGGGATGTCTTCACCCAGGAATCCACCCAAATTGAATGGTCCCTGAAGCTCCTTGAGCAAGAGGAGGAGATGACATGAGCGGGTTTTTAGCCGGAGCAATCGTCGCCAAATTAATGTTGGACAAGACCGGCTGGAACCAATCGGTCGATGGCGTGAAGGGGGATGAAAAGAAGCTGACCGAATCGGCCAAAAATATAGACGCAAGCTTTACGCAGCTCGGGACCCGGATGGCATTGGCCGGGGCGGCCATAACCGCCGCGATTTTAGGAACCGTCCAGGCGACGGCAACCTATGGGGACAAGATAGACGAACTTTCCCAAAAGGTCGGGATCAATGCCGAAACCCTTCAATCGCTGCGGCTCATTGCCGAAAAATCAGGGACCTCGCTGGAAGGGATGGCCACGGGTCTCGGCATCCTTTCAAGGAACATGGTGGATGCGGCCGGAGGCAGCGCCCAGGCCCAACAGAAATTTGATCTCCTCGGCATTTCCGTTTTTGATGCCACGGGAAAATTAAAAGATACCGACGCCATGCTCATGGCTCTCGCGGAGCGATTTTCGACGATGCCGGACGGCCCGATCAAGACGGCGGCGGCCATGGAACTCCTGGGCCGGAGCGGGAAGGATATGATCCCGTTTTTGAATGAAGGCGCCGAAGGGATGCGGAACCAAATGGAGCGGGCCCGGGAATTGGGCCTAGTCATGGGCAAGGACGGCGTAAAAGCAAGCCGCGATTTTGCGGACGCCCAGGATGAATTAAAATTGGCGACCGGGGCGGTAGGCCGGACGATCGGAGAAACATTGCTGCCCATGATCACGGATTTTATGAAAAAGACAACCGACATCGTGGCCGGGATCCGCAAATGGACGGAGGCACACCCGGAACTGGCTAAAGCGATATCCGGAACGGCCCTGACTTTCGGCGGCCTTTTGACGGTCGGCGGTGCACTTCTAATTTTAATTCCAAAAATAAAGTTAGCGTTTGGCGGTCTTTCTGATTTTTTTGGAATCGGCAGAATCCAAGCAATTTTGATGGGCACGGCCCTCATTGCATTAGCCGCAACCATTGCTTATTACATCCAACTTAGAGGCCAGGTTTCCGTCGCTGAAAATTATGCAATAGAAGCGGGGAAACGGCTCCACGATACCCAAATGAAATTGATCGACAAGCTCTCCGAGGCGGCGGTTGCAGCCGGTTTCCATTACGGCCAAATGAGCAAATTAATCGATGTCTACGACGGCAATATAGCAGCCCTGGTCATGGCTATTAGAAAAGGCGAGGTCAAGAATTTAACGGACGCGGAAACGATCGCGATTCAAAAAGCATTGGCCGAAGTAGGCAAGAAGCATAATGCTGTTTTAGAGGCGCAAGCAAAGGCCCTGGAGGAGGCCAACCAGAAAATGGTGAACGCGGCTAAAATCGCAGCCGAAGCGAAAAAAGCGCTGGAGGAATGGACAAACTTTTTAACGGCGGCCGGGATCCAGACGGCGCTGACAGCCTCCGAAACAGATAAATACGCCGGTTATGCCCGGGAACTCGATAAGCTCCTCAAGGCGGGCAAAATCTCTCAAGAGGATTACGCCAAAGGGATCCTTGCCGTAAATTCAGCTTTAGAACCTTTTGGCCGTTATGTTGCAGCCGGGAGCATAGCGATGGCCACGGCCACGGGAAAGGGCCGGGATCTTTTCTCGCTGATGCATGCCATGCCGAAAGAGCTGGACTCGACCGGTTACGCCTTTGATACCTTGGATGATAAATTGGACGCGATGGCCTACGGGATGGGAATCAGCACCACGACGCTAAAGGCATATATTTATGAGCTGCAGAGGCTGCAGCTCGGGATCCTGGGTTTTAAACTCCCGCCATTCCCGGGATGGCCGAAGGATGAAATAAAGACCGCTGTGACAGATCCGGTTTCCGAGGCTTTTGCCGGTCTTTATAACAACATCGCCCAGGGATTCGGAGACACCTTCCAGACTTTCATTGAAACCTGGAGCATCGATAAGCTCTTAAAAATGGACATCGATTTCAAGGAATTTTTCAAAGACCTTTGGGGCAATATTAAAGAATCCTTTTTCACGATGGTCGGCGAGATAGCGACAAAATGGGTCAAGGGACTTTTGGAGGATATTTTTATCAAAAAAACTAAAGAAGCGGCGATCTCGGCGGGCGAATCGATCGCCGGGGTTGGGACTTCCGTCACGACTTTGGGAACCACGGTAGCGGGCATAGCCGGGGCGATCGCCACGGTTATAACGACCTTGGCGACGGCGATCGCCACCGCCATAGGCACGATCGCGGTAGGATTAGCCACGGCCCTGGTGACGCTGGCCACGGCGATCGCCACGGCGGCCACGATCCTGGCGGCGGCGGCCGTCCCGCTTTTGATAGTCGGGGCGATCGCGATTGCGATCTTTGCAGGATTCAAAGCCATAGAAAGCCTTTTCGGCGGGGGCGGCGGAAAGCAGACCGACGTCACCTATTGGCTCAAATTGATGTGGGCGGACGGGAAAGAGCTGCACGATTGGGTCATAAACCTTCCGGCGGCTTATTTCAACACCTGGCATAATTTCTTTTTCAACATGGAATGGGCAACCCGGGAAACGGTCACCGTCCTTTACGCTATAAAGGACTTTTTGGGCCCGATGTTGAGTGCCCTGCAGAGCATCGACGGCCAGATTTCCAACCTCCGGGAAGCGGCGAGCGGCGCGATTTCAACGCAGACCGAAATGCTCGTGGTCCACGGCACCCCCAGCATTCCGGAGATCACCATGCCCCTACCCGGACTTAAAACCCTCATCGCCGAAGGCGGGCCCCGGAACGGAAACGGCGGCGCCGTTATTCTGCAGGCCGAATTTAACGTCCAGACGCTCGATGCCGATTCTTTCCGGGAGACGGTCCGGAAAAAAATAGGACCGGAGATCGTCGAATGGATCCGGACAAACGTGGGCAAACGGCTCATCGCCGACGCCCTGGGAGTTTAAGATGGGCTTTAATTATTCGGCAACCAACCTTTTGACGGCCGCGACCCTGGCCTCGGTTTCAACGGAAAATGCCATCTACCCGAAAGAGAATCTCTACAATGACCGGCCTTCAAAGCCCTTTTATTGGACCTCCAAGCTTGCCCAGGAGATTATCATCAACCTCGGCGCCATCACCCTGATCGAATTGATTTCCATTTTTAACCATACCCTGCTCGTGGGCGCGACGGTCACGGCCGAAGCGAATAACGCCGGATTCCCGGGAGCCCCGCTTTGGAGCCAGAATTTCACCTGGCGCGAATACGACATGTACATGAGACCCCTGCAGAGTTATCAATTTTGGAGGATCTACATTAACGACGCCGGCAATCCGCTCGTTCCCAGAATCGGCGAACTTTGGCTGGGCTCGATTTCTCAATTCACCCAGGCATACGTCCAGCCGGGCCGGGAAGATGGAAAGACTTTTCACGCCGATGAAAAGCAAAGCGGCTATGGTCAGGATTGGGACGTCTTCTTTTCCGAGCAAAAGGAATTCAAGCTCCAGATCAAGCACATTAACGACCCGGCCGTGGTCGACGAAATCGAGACCTTCCTGACGTCGATCGCCGGACCGGCCGGCCGCTTCGTTTTAATTCCGGATTTGACTAAGCCGCATGTTTATTTTGTCAAAGTGGTGGGCAGCCCAACGGCCAAGCGGCCGATTTATGGAGAACACGAACTCCGGGAATGGGCCCTGACCCTCCGGGAGATGACGCGGGGGATAACGCTTTTATGAATGTTCACGACGAACTCAAGGACCTCCGGGAAAAATATTCCGACCTGAATTGGCGGATGAATGCGACCCGGGCGGCCCTGGTGCCGGCCACGGATCCGGAGCAATTTTCCTTTTACGATCATTTTTCAGACGCCGATATTTTTTATGCTTGGGAACAGATCAACGTTTCGGGCGCCACCAAATTTTTTACCGAAGCAGGGAGCACCATCACCCTCACGGCAGCAGGGGTGAATGATTGCCGATGGACGAGCACGGTCAATGGCGCCCTCAAACTCTCAATAGGACATCCTGGACTCCCCTGCGAGGTAACGACAAAAATAAATTCGGCCGGTTTCGCCATCGACACCCTCGGCCACACTGGACTTTATATGGGAGTCCCTCAAGGCATCATCACTAACGCAGGAATCATGTTCGGCCGGAGAAACACCGGGCTTTATGCTTATGCTATGAGCGGCACGACGTATAATTTAACGGCCATCACGACGCTTCCGATCTGGCTCAAAATGAGGATCTCGGCGGACGTCAACGGTTTCCACGTGAGTTTTCAATATTCGACGGATGGAATCGGCTGGACGACTTATCAGCACATCCCGCCAAATGATTTTTATTATTCAACCTCGCCCTCAATTCCATACACACAAAACATCGGGATCGTATTGCGAGCCACCGCCATCAACGCCGCCTGTACCATCCCTTTTGAATTTTTCCGAGCGACACGAATCTTCGGACCCGGAGGTTCATGATGCCGATCCCCTACCGCGAATGGTCCATCTTTCAACATTTCAGCGCCCAACTCCAGAGCCCGGACGCTTCCGATGACCGGGAACATTGGCTGGCCGGCCGGCTCGAATGGGGACAGGCCGGCCGTTGGAGAAACAACGCGGGGACGATTAATGGAGAATGGAAGACCGTCGTCCGACCGTTAAACGGCTTTGATTACGATCCCACAAATTTAAACCTGCTGGTCGACATCGAGATCGATGTTTTGATTTCCCCGAAATCGATCGTCGGCGCCTCCACACATTTTCATTGGGATTTCGGAGCCCAGGCCAACCCGCTTTCGCCCGGACCGGCCACATGGGATCGACTTCTGGCCGACGGCGTTTTCTATGACGGGATTAATTACTGGTGCCTTTTGGCAGAGACGCCTTTTTATCCGACCGGCAATGCCTGGAGCACCCACCTGGACCAGGTCGATATCCCCGTCCTTTTGACTAACCGCCGCGGCTACGGCTGTAGCTACAAGACCGGGTTAGGTCCCGAGATCTGGATGAATAAATGGTCATATGAATACAACGGGATCGAGCTCAGTATCACCAATTATACGGCGCCTTTTGCCCCCGGCGATAGTTGCCTGGTCAACATGAGTCTCAAGCGGCTGCGCTTCCTTTATTTGAACCCGGTCGTCAATTCGCTTTCCAGATATTCGATGCCGGCAGCCGGCGGCGTTCCGCTCGTTTTTTCCGGCCTCGGTTTTAATAACATCGATACCGAAGTCTCGGACACGACAAAGAACTCTTCGAATTCCGTGCCGCCGGCCGGCGGCTGGAACGACACCGTCTACCACATCGAATTCCGCGGCCTCCAAGGCCAGCCGACGATAACCCTCCATGAGCACCTGGGCGATTTCGTCGTGAATGACAACACGACAATGACAATCGCGGCCATGCCGGCCATGGCCGAAGGCAGCTATGAGATCTATTTGATCAAGAACAAAGCCAACCTGGGCGGGGCTTTCCCGGGATTCGGGCCGGGCTATGCCTACGCCGGAGATTGGCGATGCAAGGCCGACGGGAGGCTTTATCCGGGGACCAGGCTGACCTTTACGGTCGGGATCCCAGGACCGGGGAAGAAAAAGCCCACCGTTTTCTCGAAATGGCGATTCAAAAAGTACGGAGGTGGGATCGACCGCAACTATGCCCCGATTGATACCGTCTCACCGGCGGTTTTCTATGACGGCCGGATCCTGGCCATGAGCACCCTGACCCGGGCCATCTCGGATAAGGGCGGCCTTTATACCTCGAGCGACATGGACATCGAGCTGGCCAACCCGGATAAGGAATTCTCGAAACTCCTGGCCGAATATTTTTTGAAGAACCAGATCGTCAAACTTTTCTATGGCTGGGCGGACCAGCCGGAAAGCTGGAAGACCGGCGCCTCGGTCTTGATCGTTGACGATTACAGCCGGCCCGGGTCGGTTTTCAAAGTCCGGCTCCGGGATATCACCACCAAATATTTCAAGAGAAAAATCCCGCTCTACCGGGTCAACCTGGCCGAATACCCGAACGCGCACAAGAACATTCTGAACAAGCCGATGCCGGAGGTTTTGGGGAACGCGGACTATTCGATCGCCGGCCAGGGTGGCGCGGTCGAGGCCCTCTGCGTCGACACGATCAATTATAAATGGCTGGCCGCCCGGGGATCGCTCCAGGAAATAACCGCCGTTTACATCGACGGCGGTCTTTGCACCGCCGGCCCTCTTTATTACACAATCACCTACGATGACGGCGGCCGGACCTACATCAACATCAACCCGGTTCTATGCGACACCGACGCCAAGATCACCTTCAACGCGAAGGGATATAGTTATGCAGCCTGGGACAGCGCCGGCGGATTCGTCCAGAACCCGGCCTATATTTTAGGATTTTTCCTTGGCTTCCTGCTCGAGGTCCCGGAAGATTTCCTGGATTTCGATTCGCTGGATGCCTTGGCCGCGAAATTCACCGCCGACGGCGAAGGCACATCGGGATTCCTGGTCCTGCAGGGCGAACAGGACAGCGAGACGATAACCGAAGAGCTGCTCTTCACCATGGGCGCCCAAAGCGCCTTCGATCGGAGCGGCCGTTTTTATGTCGAGCGGAAAGACCTCTCGGTCCT